GGTCGAGACCGTCGATTCCGCATCATCATGCCGAGCCGGTCGTATGCCTCGTCCGGGCTATCGTCATCGGGATCGACTTCCGGATCCTCCGGAATGTCCTGCCAGCGCGGGCGATCGTCACGGGCGAAGCGCTCGCGCCGGCGCAGAGTGAGGGACCGCGCCAGCATGGCTCACCCCTTCGAAAGCATCTTGTCGAGCTGCTTGTCCGAGATCTTGCCATTGGCGTAGAGCGCCTCCGCCTCACGCTGCTGCTTGGACTTCGGCTTGTCCTTGCCAAGGACCTGCTCGAGCTGCTCGCGTGCGACGTCGAGCGCATCGAGCGGCTTGTCGAGCAGATGGCCCTCGACCTGGTCGGCGACCGCCTTGCAATTGGCGATAGCTTCATCGGGCGTATCGCCATAGGCGACGACGGCGCCGATTTCCGCGCATCCCGTCCACTGCGGGATGACGTAATACTCTCCGTTGATGCAGCAGAAGTTGCGCAGTTTGACGAAGTCGCGGACGTCCTTGCCGATTGAGACGTGCATCCAGTTCTGATCGGCCCATTCGGAGATCAGCAGGACCTCGGCGCCCCACTTCGCCTTGTACTCCGGCTCAACGATCGTGCCTTCCGCCGCGTGCCAGATCACCTCGGCGATGTTCTCCATCAGGACCTGATAGAGCTCGTTCGGCGGCGAGCCGGCGCGGCAGCACGGATCGATCAGATAGGCCTTGCCGTCCTTGGTGCAGCGGACTTCGGTCGAGAGGAAGCCGCGATAGCCGTAGCGCTTCAGCGCCGGCGAAAGCTTCTCGTTGACCGAGCGGACCTGTTCGGGCAACTCCGCCCAGCGGACCGTCTTCATCAGGTAGGCTTCGTCCTTGACCTCGACGCCGGTCATCGCGGACTTGGCGAAGCGCCCGTCAACGCAGATGCCGTCGTAACCGGTCTCGACCGCGTCGTTGATGCCGGCCTCGACCGTGAACTGCATGATCTTGGTGTAGGCGCCGAGCTTGTGCTCGAGCTCGTTCAGCCGCACCTCGACCTTGTCATAGGACTTGGCGCCGAACGTCTCCATGTCGCCGCGGGTGCCGGAGATCTTCACCCACTGATCGTCATGGCTCTTCAGGTACTTGCGGAGAGCGTCGAGGCCCGTGATGACCTTGTACGGCCCGATGTCGATGCCGAGCTTCTTGCTCTCCGCCTTCGACTTCGGCCGGTCGATCTCCAGCTCGGCGCCGCCGCGGCAGCCGAACACGCGCTTGCCCTGCGCGGCCAGCCACTTCTGCATGCCGGCCTCATAGACATCGGGAAAGATCCAGATGTCGACCTCATCGAAGCAGTCGAAGCAGTTCTCGACGCGCTCGACGCCCGGCAGGCCTTCGCCGATCAGCAGCGCGTTGGACTTCGGCATGCCGCTTGTCCAGGGCGCGTAGTACAGCACGCGGCCGAAGGACTTGGCGAGCGTGACGGCCAACTCTGTAAATACCCCATTATCGTAAATCAGGGCACATTTTGAGGACAGATTGGCCATTTCCTGCTATAGTCTCCAGCTTTTTTCAGGAGTCATGCCGTGTCGAACAGAACGAAAGCGCAGTCTCGCAAATACACGCGCACCTACGCTGAGAAGTACCCAGACCGCGTCAAAGCAAACATTGAAAAACAGAAGGATCGGAGGCGAAAGCTCTACCAAGAGGACCCTGAATACCGAGCCAAGGTAAAGGCAGCGGCGCGAGCCACCTACCGTAAACATCGCAACAAGATCAACGAGGCACGGCGGGTCCATAATCTTTCTGACGAGGAGAAAGAGAAGCGGCGTCTGTACAACCGCACCCTTAGGCGACGTCGCGGTATCCGTGACTACATCATGCAAAGAACATACGGCATTAGCCTCGATCAGTACGAGGCAATGCTTGCCGCGCAGGGCAATGGATGCGCCATTTGCGGCGGAGAGCACACGCCGGAAGATCGATGGAAGAGCGGCCTCAAAAATCTCCGTGTAGATCATGATCACAGAACTGGCGCGGTTCGCGGCCTTCTGTGCTTTCATTGCAACACTGCATTGGGACACTTCCGCGACAACCCCGAGCTGCTGGTAAAGGCCCTCGCCTATCTCAACCGCAGCTGATGGAAAAACGCGCCGTCATCCTCGGTCGAGGGCTTGAGCCCAAAGACCTCTGCCTGGTCGAAGATCGGGCGCATCGAAAACTCCCGGCAGGAGCAGACGAATAGGTACGCGCCGTCGTGGTCGGACCATGTGTCGACGACCAGGAAGGATTCCGTGATGGGCAGCATGATGGTCTGCCCCGTGCCGCCCTTCCCCTCCAGCGGATAGGTCCAGACCGCCGGCTCGCCGACCGGGTACATGCCGATCGCATCGCAGCAGGCGACCAGGAACTCCTTCCACTGCTTCTCCGTCAGCTGGCCGTGCAGCACCAAGCCGAACGACCGCATCCGCGCCCCCAGCGGCTCCCGCATCAGAGATCGCCCAGATGCCGCTTGGCGGCCTTCTCGGAGATCATGCCGCGGTTGATGGCGCGCTTGGCCCGCTTGCGGGTGACGGCCTTGTTGGCCGCGCCGGCAGGCTCACGCTGCGGCTTGCCATGGAAGGCGACGGACCTGTTGGCGGGGGCGGAGGTGGTGCCGCTCACGGACGAGGGGTCCCATCAGGCTGGCGGGTGATCGCGACGTTCACCCACATGCCGACCTCGCGCAACTTGCGCATCAGGTACGTCTTGTCCGGTCCATCCGGAACAAGCTCCTCAAGGCCGTTCGCGCAAGCCGCGACGCACGATCTGGCCTTCGCCATCGTCTCGATCTGAGCATCCGTCGGCTTCAGATACTCGAAGGTGGATTCATGCATCGGCATCGCACTCGTCTCCGTAAGGATCGTCGCAATAATCCCGCCATTCGTCGGGATCGTCAGGCTCGACCTCGATTTCATCGAGGTCGTCTTCGTCGTCAGGATCGATCACTCGCCGCGATGGCCGAGCAGCGCCTTCATCTCCTCGAGGTGCTCAAGGCTGATCGGCGAATTGTGCTCCATTGCGTGCTGGACGCCGGCAATGAGCGCAGCAACGCGCTCGGAGATCGAGGGCTGCGGCGGATCGACGTAGCCGTTGGCCTTGGCACGCGCGAGGTTCTCTTCGTTGCGCTTGGCCTCGACATCTTCGACGGTCGGAGCGCTCTGGGTCGCGCCCGGATCGCCTCCCGTTGCGACGGGACCGGCCGGCGGCTGCTGCGCGACCGCGCCTTGCTGCTGCGTCTGTTCGCCCTGGGCGGCCTGCTGCTGGACTTCGTCGGTCATGCTTCTCTCCTCACAGGGTTGCAGTGTCGTCGGAGTAGCGCTCCTCGCGGCTTTCGCCGTAAGCGTCGCGGGCTTCCTTCGCGGCGGGCGATAGCCCCTTCACCCATGGGCGCGAGGTGCAGGCGTAGCGGCCATCGTCGGCGGCATGGTCCTCGCCCGTGGTGTCGAGGTCCTCAGGCCTTGCCGTATCGTGCTGAAGCACGGGCACGGTCCTGATGAAGTCGACGCAGGTTGCGAACACGTAGAGCATCGGCCGGCCGGTCGACCAATCGACGGCGCCGTCCTCACCGCGCCTCGCCGTGCCGATCATCCGCGCCCGCATCCCGTCCCAGCCGGACATCGGGCCGCCGCGGTCGCGGCTCTCCGCGCGAGACACGCGCGTGTTGTCGGCTTCACGGAACGGAACCAGCTTCTCCCTGATCAGGACCTGGTTGATGCGCTCGGCGATCGAGGGGCCGCCATCTTCCTTGAAGGTCGAGGGGTCGAGCACGCCGTAGGAGAGCTTCGGATCCTCACGCTCGAACTTGACGATGCGAGCGCCGACCTGTTCGGCGGTCAGCTTGCCGCCTTTGAGGCCGTAATCCTCGCGATAGCGGATAAGCGCGCCCCGGGGCAGTGTGCGAAGACGTCCCGCACCCAAACCTTTTGCAACTCCTTCGGCTCCGCCTTTGAGGGCGTAGTCATCCCCGACGACAGCCCACCAGCCGATGCTGTACGGGCTGAAAG